ACCATAACACGCAATTGAAGCAACGTTAGGGTAAATTTGAGGAACAATTGCCTCATAATCCTGCGTTGAAACTGCTCTACCAAATGCAGAGTAGAATTTAGGCGCAGAAAACTTAATTCCTTCCTTAGTTTCCGCTGATGCACCACCTTCAGGACGTGAATTTAGTGTAACAGTGATTCCAGAGGTCAAAGAATTCGCTTCATCATCTAAAAATGATCCAATATTAGTGAAACTGAGCAATCCATTAGCTCCATTTCCACTAGAAGTGGTATAAGTTACCGCAACTACATCACCATTTGATAAATCTTGACCTAATGTACCGTCACCGAACATAATTTCGGGTCTTCCATACTCAGATTCTTCTAGGAAATACACCTTAGAAGTAGAATCTATCTTAGTAATGTCTGTTGCTTGTAGATAACGCTCTACAACGGTACCAGAAGTAACTTCAATCTTCATTGAAGATGTATCTACAGCTTCGTTCGTTAGAATAAAACGTTGTCTTTCAGTAGTATTACGTACAAAAGTATCTGTTAAGTAAACACCTTCATAAACTATAAGATTTGAGAAGGTTGCAATACCTGTTGTACTGTCTACAGATACGGTAACATCAGATGGAATTGAGAAAACAAAGTTATTATTATCCAATCCTGTGAAATTCAGTACTAATCCTTGTGAAAGTGTAACGGTTTGTGGATATCCTTTTGTAATTACACCCTGTGCATTAGTTGTAACGTTAGTTTGAACTGCAACAGTAACAGTTGCTTGAGAAGAACGTGCAGAGCGAGGTGTGTAACCAAGCATTCTTGCCAATTTAACGACGTTCTCGCGCAATACAGCAGTCTCTAGGAACCCTTCATTGACGGCAAGGTTCGCATTTACACTAGTGTAATAGGTATTATATGCTAAAGTATCAATCAGTACGGTCAATGATGACCCTTCAAAGTCATAATCACTAAACTCTGATTGTGCTTTTAGATAATTTTTAATTTGTGCCTTGATTTCGTTGAACTCAAGAGCATTGACGGTATTAAATGCCATTATGGTTTCAATGCTATATCTACTGAATCTTGTATTGGAGGTATTCCTAATATCACATATTCAATAGAGACATCCAATTGATTACGATTCTCTTCCCATTTGGTGCGTACATCTATGACTGCAACCCTTGGTTCATGTAAATTAATCGCATCTACAAGACGCTCAGTCAAATCATTCTCAATTTCAGGACTAGCATTCTCAAATAATAGACCTAAAACGTTACCACCAAAGAAAGGATCAAATGGCTTCTCAAAGAAGTTATATAAAACAATATTTTTCACTGCAGCTTTAATAGCTGATTCATTAGTCAGAGACAAAACATCGTTTGTCACTGCATTTTTTTGAAAAGTCAAGCTGAAGTCGCGGAAGGACTTCGATGTAATAGCCATCCTTTACGGAATTAACCTTCTTTATATTTATACCCGTTATTCAGACTTGATAGAAAGTATACTTTAAGAAGAGCTCCTGACCCTTTTTAATCGGTTTAGTAGTCATCATATGGTATATCTTACCCCATCCCTCATCTTTATATCCTTTAACGCAGTTGGGATCATTACTATGATTCACAAAACCTCCTAAAGGGGTTCTCATAATCTCTTCGTCCACTACAACATGTGATATACCAAGGTAGATGTTATCTGGTATATCTTCCTTAGCAAAAATGCCCTGTCCTGCGACAGGGCTATCCTTAATGTGTAGGCACTTAGGCAATGCTTGATACATTATCTGCCTTGTCCCCTATATCTCTTCTTTGCCTTATTACGTGAGGTTGCTGAATGCTTTGTATGCATTGAACTTCCTTGACGAGTTTTCTTAGGTGCTGGTGGTACAACTACCTGTGTACCAAATCCACCTGCTTTAGTCTTTGCCATAATTAACCTGCGAATACATCTGAGGATCCTTCAGCGACTGAAGTACAACCACTTATTGCATCTCCTATTCTACCACATCCTTTGCCATTTACAAAGACCGTGGAACTACCACTTGCTATGGGTGCAGAATGAGATGGACAAGGAACACCTGGTTTAAGGTGTCCAGTATTCACATCACCCTGACGAGAGATAGGAATACCATTACAGAATACATCACCAGATCCCTCTGCTCTAGTCATTCCAGAGCAATGAGATGCATCTGCATCTCCTATTCTAGTTACTGCTGGCATTGTTCGCTACCTCCTATGTTGCAATCAAGATCTGAATCACAGTTCTCAGATCCTCCTATAGAGAAAGGATTGTATCTAGCAGTTGCTATCCTATACATCTTCTCATGCATAGTAACTACTTCTTCTGCACCTTTCTCATGATCGGGTGTTGACTTATGACGTGAAGCATACGTGTCATCAGGTGGTTCATATTCTGATGGTGCTGTATCTTCCCAATTAAAATTATCTGCGACCTCCTCTTCAGGTCTAGGTGGGTCATCAAACCAGTCATCATGTGCTATACGTGGATTAGTCATTAGTCGTAATAAGTGTCAACAAGGGATCGTATACCCTCCCATTCATTATTTATTTTCATGGTAAGGGTAAATGACTCAGGTGTCTGAGCCACGTTATTCAATTCATAGGATACAACAACAGTAAACGTCTTAGTCGTATATGCAGTCATATCTTGGTCAAGGTCATAAAAGACCTTACCTGCAGGTAGGTTCTCTGCACCTACAACAGTGATAGGATCCATAGTGTTTACTGATTCCCCTGCATCAACATATTTGAATGAATCAGAGAAGGGGTCAGCAAAAGACCCTGTAATCGACACCGAGGTTGTCCCTGGTGTAATTACAAGGCTAGGTTCTGTTCCATCTACTGTAGCCGTTACGTTAGTTATCGTCTCCTGTAGAGCATCATCTGTAGATGCCGTTACAGTCTGGCTAATTGTATATGTTGGTCTAGTCCTATCTGGTATAGACCATGGTTCAGCAAATGGAGAAACAGAGATTGTCATTTAGTTTCTCTAGTCATCAATTCCATTAGGTAGTCTGTATATTTCGACATCTCGTTATGTTGCTCTTCTGTATGTGGAGGTTCAGGAGCCTTAGGGGCAAACTTAATTAAATGGTCAAACGAAGCAGGTAGATCTCTTGCTTTGTTATGCCTGATCAATTCTCCATTGACCTTTATAACGAATTCTCCTTCCAAATCATCCATAGTGTTCCCTTACGTTGAATCCTATTTAGAGACCCTTCGCGGTTTTGGACGCGAATTTTTGCGCCTAATTACGCGATTTTTTAACCTCTAAGGATTTCTCCCACTCTCTAATCATATACTCAAGTTCTTTGATTCTGCCCTTTGCAGTGTCTATCTTTTCTTCTAGGTACTTCTGATTACTCATTTAACTTTCGATCATGATCGCAAACTACATCAACGAGTTTCTCATACACCTCAGAGCCAGGTCGCCTCATCATGAGTTGGGACTGTGCCACCTTCTTCTCAAGTGCCGTCAGTCGTTCTCTGAGTTCATTGACATCATTATCTATATGAGTGTGATAATCACCTGACATTTAGTTCCTCCTTATCCAAGAACCTTTCTTGTAGATCATAGTTCAATCTCCAGTTCTCAGTGTTTACATAATAACCTATTATACCATTACCATCACAGTTATATCCGTAACCTGTCACACGTTCTCTACATCCATCTAGGTCGAAGGTCTTACCGCTGGTAAGATAGTCGTGGTACTTAGCGTCTAGTGTGATCATTGTCTGTGAGAAGGGAAGGTGTAATTTATATATTAATATTATACCGAAACCCTCACAAATAGTCAAGGGGCACTTAACCCTTGTCATAAATTCTTTGCTTTGTCTTTATATTCCTCCCATTCTCTAAGGTGCTCCTCTGACCAGTCCTTCATATAGTGGGGTCCTAGGGCACCCCTCAGAAGATATACAGAGATACCGTTAATGGCATGGGCAGGCTTAGATGGTTTTGGAGGGGGTGCTTTTGGCATGGGTCTGGGAGAATTTTTTGGAAAAATTATTTTTTATATATCACGCTCGCTCATGCAAGACTTTATAGCTTAGATTGAGTATGGATGTTAAGCTATGGGGGGCACAAAAAACCCCCCGTGAGGGGGGTAGTGCCTTTCACTGGATGTGAGGTGGTGCAATCTCGGCACGCCATCCCAGATTCATGAAGTCCTCAACTGTTTGGATCGCTTGCTCATAGGTCGAGACTGAAATGAGTCTTGCCCTTTGTGGTTCACGGTTTGTCCAGTAACGGATGCAGTTGCGCATGGTTGTAGAAAATAGTAACGGATGAAGGGGTCAGATAGAAGGAGATCGTAAGTCGATTGGTTCATCTGGTAAAATGCGTAGTGACGGAAACAATAGAATGACCTGAGTAATTCGGTCTGAAGATCATGGGGTCCATCATGTGATAGATCCGATCAAAGAAAATGTAGGAAGCGTCTTCCCATTTCTTGTATGCATTCCATTTCTTGTTAGGCATGAAGTGCGGGGAGTTGATCCGATTAGACTGAGGATTCATTGTTGGTCAGTGTCGCAGAATGAAGGGTCGATTTGGCAGAGTTGATTCTGTCTGTTGGTTTGGATGTCGGTCACCTGCTTGATAGCAGATGATCCGATCATGAAACCGCCGATCAGGGTGAGGGCGATAAGTGCAATTCTCATTGCCACACCCCACCTGATCCAACCCAACCCATCCGTTCGTATTCTCTACGCTCAAGATCTTCGGGAGATCCGAGAACATCTTGTAGAAAATTCACGGGTGACTCATAGAGACAGACTTCTTGGTCATGGTCATGAGTGGCAGTCAATTCTGAAAGGATTGACTTCATCGCTGCTTGGACTGCGGGGTCACGGTCAGCAGCGGCGTTGGTGAGAAAGATGTTTTTCATGCTTTAATTATAGCAGGTGGGCATGAGGTGGAAACGGGTGGCGGGAAAGTCTTAACACTCTGTTGCAAAATTCCAGCCGCCCCGCTTAGGTGATTGATCCGAAAAGTTCCTCAACAAAACAAATAAAGAAGACCAAACCGTTTTTCAGGAATCGCTTCCACAGCGGTTTGGTCTTTTTCGGTTCGGGTTTGGTCATGTAAAGACAAGATCATGGAGTGCCGTGGTAGAATATAGAACACAGTCTTGGCGAAACTGTTTTTTGTAACGCTGCCCGACCTCATGAAGATTTTTGATCATTTGGTCAGACCCGCTGGTCCGTTCATCCACAGTAATGGAAATCGTCATGCATTCTTCCAAGGTGCCCTTGTAAATTCCCACGCCCTCCGTGATCGTCGCGAAATCCAAAAGTGAGCAAACCTCATCTTTCAAAAACTGATTCCACATTTGACGGGTCACTTTGCCAGCGTTGGGAATGTTGCGACCTAGGGTGATGCTGTGGGTTTGCATAAAGCAGAAATCCTCTTGACTGATTCAATTGTACACCCTGCGCACGATGATATCCATACAGACTGTGCCACTATGCCAACTGGATCAGGTCAGCCGTAATTGTTTCATTATGTTACGTCTTGCCGCTGCATCTGATTTTGTCAACCCCTTGCCTCTATAATATGAGAGTACCAAACGCCAGCATCTAAATGCCAGCATCCGCAACCGTCAAGACACCTGCAAAAAAAGCACCTGTAAGACGTAAGCGTGCCACCGCCAAAAAACCAGTTGCACCTCGCACTCGTAAGGCAGCGGCAAATCCAACCCCAACCCCAAAGGTTGAAAAGGTTGAACTCAAATCCATCCTTAAGGATTACCCCCGTGATGGATTTGCCCTCATCCTGCTTCCTGTTCTACTCTTGGAAGCAGCGGCGAAGGAAATTCTTCCCGTCCTCGGCAAGGTCAAAGTTCCTGCCTCATTCGGATAAATCACACGACCCCGCAAGGGGTCTATTTTTTTGGGATTCCAGCCGCCCGTGGACAGTTGGATTAGTGGCACAAGATACCTTCCATTGGGTCGGATTTGCCCTATACTTAAGAAGTCAACCAAAGCGAATCATTTCAATGATCCTCAGACAACTCGGTTCAAATCAGACCGAACTTTCTTTGAATAACGGAACCTCGTTATTCTTCTCTTACGAGACTCCCGTTGCTGGATACTCCCACGATCTAGGTTGGTTCAAAACCTCGACCTATTATTCACGGACGACCTCCAAGCACATCAACCAGTATTTCAAACACGCTGACAAAGACAAAATCCGAATTGTTTCAGATGATGTCATTGCCGAGATGTGTCACCCAGACGACAGGATCACGGTGTAGAATGTGGATATGAGAAACATCCAACTCACCGAATCAGAAGAAACCGTCCTCGTTCAGATGGCGTGTTTCTTCAACGATTGCGGAATACCTGACGACTTCGATCAGGACTCATACGATTCTCTCTTTGAGAAAATCACCGAACCTTCACCTTTTGATTATGTCTGAAACCTACCTCGAAGATCTAGCGGAAGCAATCTTTGACCAAATCGTCACCGAGAATTTCAGAGACCTCACCAAATCGGAAGAGGCACTCATTTACGAAATTGCTTGTGATCGAGCATACGAGGGAGTCTAGCACTCCCTTTTTTCCTGTCCTTTTATTCAACGAACATCATGCCAAATTGGTGCAACAACAGACTAACCGTCTCAGGCGACAACTCCGAACAGGTCGCAAAGGTCAAATCCTTTTTTGAAAGCGATTCCCCATTTGCTGAGATCTACCCCGAACCCAAATGGAATCAAATTCCACTTGCTGAAAATGACCAAGTTGATCTAGGTCGCAAGCGTGGCGAGGTTGGTGAACTCCCTGAGTATGTGGAAATTAAAAACCCCTCTGGCGAAGTCGTGCACAAAGGGTACGAATTCAAATCCACAGGGTGTCAGGATGATAGATGGTATAATTGGCGTGTTCAGAACTGGGACACAAAATGGGACATTCACCGAGATCACGTTGAGTGGGGTGATGAAGATGAGAATTTCTTTGTCTGCCATTTTGACACGGCATGGAGTCCACCTGAAGGGATCATTCACAAATTACGTGACATGTTCCCAGACCTCGGCATCTCATGTTTTTATGATGAACCAGGGATGGAATTTGCAGGGTACGTTTAATTAATTCAGGGCATAGGATGGATGCCGATCCCATAAGCAACTCGGATCCACCTTGTAAGACCCATAAAAAATCCAGCCGGAATCCAATCCACAAACTGTCACAAGGTTTGTGGAATTGGCGGCGATATCGTGTAATATAAGGGTATGAAATTCAAAGACCAATTCACGATCACACTCAACTCAGAGCAGCACGCTCTTTTGAATGAGTGTCTCAGCGGGGTCGCCTCGCTCGACTTGCCTCCAAGTCTAGATGACAATTTTGACCAACTCTGGGAAAATGTTATCGAATGCGATCATCAAATTATTGAGGACAAATCATGAGCACAATTTCTGAATTCTATTCAGGTCTCCTGGATAAGGGTTACACCGAGCGAGAGATTCGCGAGAGTGCCCAAAAACATCAACAGCGAACCGCGCCTGATTGGTTCCAAGGATCTTACGAAGAATACCTTGATCACATGCACGATTTTCTAAACGGGATTTAACTCCCGTTTTTTCATGCGATGCGGTCCGGCTGACTCCCTATGCCAATTCACTAACTGTCACAGGGCACGTAGTATACTAGTCCTTCTGTGAGATAATACTCACAGATCTGTTCAAACTCTGGATGAGATTTGTGAAGATCTGTGTCCAATAATCCCTGCACTAATTCTATGCTCTCCTTCCAATCTAATCCCGATTCTTTATACTTAGTGATTAGATGTGTAATACTATTCATACTCATCCTCCAAGTGTTGTGAATCTAATCTTATCCTCTTATTATTACTTATTTTGTCTAAGTAGCCAGAATTGGCTAAATCCTCAAATTGTTCTAATTCTCTCTTTTTTTGGCCAAATGATCCCTTTTTGCGATTACCGCGATAATCCCACGACTTTGCCATTTTTCTGTCCTTTTGTAGAGTTTTACTAAGATTGGGGCTTTTGAATTAAATCGCCACTTTTCAAAGAATCATTGTAAAACCTTCCAAGTGACAAGGAAGTCGGATCTTCTACAAAACCTTCGAGCTTGGCTAAAAGAGTTTTGTTTGCGGGTTTCCACTCATACTCGTAGGTCTTCTCATTCCCTGAGAAGTTGATGAATACCTTGGAACCCTGCACGACTATCTTGTCAATTGCAGAACTCAACTCGGCGATCTCAAATGTGTGCTTTTTGGCTGCCACGTTACTTTTGGTTGTCTACATTAGTAATTATAAGCGAACTCGCCTCACTTGTCAACCAACCTCTGAGCCACTTCGAGAACTGTCACAAAACCACTTGACAAACTGGCACACTGCGGGCTTAGACCACAAAGCACTCTGATACAATAACAAAGTACCACGACCAAACCTATTTTTATTAACATTTCTTAAAAGGGTAGTATCCTTGAGTATCTTTACTACATTCTACCCTTACCCTCACGGAATACATCAAATATTAACGAAATTCTATCGTTTTTACCTTGATTCTCTACCATATGCATAGCGGAAGACCTAAAAACAAGGAGCTTACCCTCCGCCTGGGGTCTATCCTCACTCTCTACAGATAGTATAGAGATTGTACAGTCAAATGGTACTTGACATCTGTATCTCACTGTAGAGGGGTTAGGATCAGGGTCATAATGCCATCCTAACTGTGCATTATCCTTTAGTCTTGCCATACCTACGTACATAGTTTCACCTAACCATGTCATTGTCTTTGCTAGTTTAGGTAATACTTCTACGTTCCTTGTGTATGGTATATGATTAAAGAATAAAGGTGCTATTGACCATGATGCATTACTATCTGCTATTGGTGCATTGAAGTATTCATCATATAGTATTTCATGTCCTTGATTACTATGCTTAATGGTCTTCTCTTGGTATGATGTAAAGTCTTTCCATTCTAGGTCACAATTAAATCTATCCCACTCCTTCTTTAGAGTAGGATAGACCATTTGGATTCCTTTTAACCTTGGGGTTAGTGCTTCTGGTTCGACAAACATTCAGTTGGGGTTGTTCCTTTAGGATCTTGTGCCCATGCTGTACATATCCTGTATATGTCATCAATAGCGTTATCCTTATGTGATAACTCTATCCAGCATTGTTGTCGTCTCAGAAGTTCTTCCTCCGAGGGGTTCTGCATACTCATCTCTTTAATAGGGATTTACTTGTTGTTCCATACTGTGAATATAGTTTGGCATCATTAATTGCATGATCCTCACTTCTAAATGGTCCGTATGATTGTGGTACGTCATTGAATGACCAATATACTCCTTTACGCTTCTGCTTGAGTTGTACGATCACATCCTGTGTCAGAACTGTGAACTGTACCTTCTTGGGGGACTTTGCCATTTGAGGATCGGGGGGTGATGGTATTGTAATAGTCAGGATAGACTAGAACGTTGACTTGTTTAATGCCATGTAATGTACCTTCATCAGGCCATTCATGGGTACAGACTACAATATAATCACTACATACGAAATTGATGTATGCACTGTCGTGCCCATCATAGGAGACTGGATCTCCTCGCTTGAACTCATGTTTCCTAGGCATTAGTTCCCAAAACCATTACCCTTATTTAACTCAGTTCTCTGTGCGTACAAATGACGCAACTCACGTTTCAACTTTGCCTCCTCTTCTCCCGTGTAGATATAGTCATGCTTTAGGCATTCCTTTATCATTTTAATCTGTTTGGATAGAGTGGCGACTGATTGATACATCTGAGGTGATGAGGATAATGGTTCGGGTCTAAGCTTCATGTCATCATAAAGCAGTTGCTATATCTTCCTCTACACAGTCAACGATATGATCTAATACTTGCAATACTTCAGCACCGCTGTTGGTGTTCTCAAGTAGAAAGAAAGCAAATGATTCAGACATGATGATAATAAAATGGGGTTTACAATGGTGCCACAAGAGAGATTTGAACTCCCGACCTTGGCTTTACAAAAGCCCTGCACTACCGCTGTGCTATTGTGGCATGGGATGGGACTTACGGTTACTCTGCCCTTCTTCAATTTGAGATAGGTGAGGGACTTACATTCAATGATTGATGTCTTGCGACCCATTGGATGCCCTCATCTAAATGAAACGAGTTTCCTATCGCCTCCAACCCTGAAACCCGTTAGCATAAAGGGGGTTGCAGCAGTTGAGTTGCATCTCTGCCCCTCAACATATTAATTATAGCAGATCAAGACTGCCATGCAATACCCTGGGTGACACTTTCTTAACTGTCTCTATACCCAGTAATTCACGCCATAATGGTTTACACTGCTTAATGTATGCAAAGTACTCCTCACATGTAAATGGTGCATCAACGACCTCTAGTATGTCCTTGACACCATAGACTGTAATACCCTTGTTCTTATACTTCTTGTATAGACTGTTGGGTATCACATCTAGCATAGGACAGAAGTATCCTGATACCTGCGCATTGAGTGCAACCACTAACTCTTGAATGCCTAGATTAGCTGCCTTGGTCTTCTGACTATCAAATGCAAGGTTGTTCTTACATTCAAGATACCATTTCTCCACTTGATTTACTTGGAAGAAATGATCTATCTGACGTTCAGCACCATTGACAGTGCACATATTACTCTCTTCTATGAGGTTCTCAGCACGTTCTGAATCTGATATGACCTTATTCCAGAATGCTTCAATTTCATTACCATACTGGATCCATACAGATGGGTGTGAGACTATATCAGCACAATCATGTGCCAAACAAATAAAGCTTTCAGTAAGCTTTACCTTAATGTTCGTATAGATTGGAAGGTAGTTTGCTTCCAAGTACTCAGTGGATGATGACATTAGAAAAGTTGTAAGTAGGAATAGAACGTATTCGTATAACATTATAACCTCTTTCTCTCTTGATTTCAACTATACTGAAATCCTCGTCCTTGTCGTAGTCCACAAGATTGATAGTCTCTTCAGGATCAAACTGTTCGAGATGATGAATGAGTTGCCTGACGAGCATCAGTATTGTGTAACTGATAGTATTATACCATAAAAAAGGGGGTGTGTAGCCCCCTTGTGTCGGTTTACTTACTGTCCTGCTTGACCTTTATATCTTCTGGGAAGTAAGGTAAGGTACGTTTAATCCTATTTCCATCGTTATCATGAGTTTCTATGATAACTGAAGGATCTAGTATTCCATGCTTATGGAAGTATTCAGGACTGATACTCATCTTAGAGTTCTCTTCTCCTTTATCTTCAACCCACCAGTTATATTCTCTTAACATGGTGTGGGCAATCTTGAAGTGAGAGTTACCACCACCACTGTTGTGATGGTATTTTCTCATTGATGTGTTACCCATAGGACCTGATAACCATTGAGCAACATAAGTTGCACGTTGATCAAGACCATTATGTGGTCCACCTTCAACTTTACCAGCATATTTAATTGCTGTAAGGAATGTTGTAAGACCGTGAATCATATCATCTCTGAAATCTTTCACGATACCATCATCATTTGACCAGTGCTTCCTTATGAGGTTACATGCTTCAATGATACATCTGGAATACTTCTCACCATACTGATCTACACATTTTATGATACGTGAACCAGACTGTGCACTAAGCAAATTACCAGTAGAGGAACCGATACCGTCAACCTGTATGTCACAAGCTTTGAGTACCTGCTCAAATCTAACTGCACGTTCATCACCTAAGAATATCTCAACTCGAATAACATCGATTTTAGATGGGTTCTTACGTTCGGTATTCAACTTCTTGAATAGTATTGCTTCTAACTCCATTACATCCTCTAAGGATGAATTGGGGTCATGGTGCAGTTCTAGTGTATCAATGAGGGGATCTTCTTCACTGAAGATACCCATGATGCCAGTATGTTGTCCATCAATACAAACAACCTGCCCTCCTAATTTCTCAGGACGAACAGATACAACTACAACTGTTGCCAGTTGTGGATCGAATTGTTTGTATGATATTAATGCGTTCGGTGATACCTTACGTTGTATGGACTGTGGGATAAAGAACTCAGAAGGTTTGCGTTGTCCTTGCCTTAACCGTCTCTTTGTGTTACCGTTCCTATCCTTGGCAATCCCTACTTTAAATTTCTTTTTCGCCTCTGCTAATGTAGGGTCGTTGGCGATGTCAGTGAGCCTGCGTAGCTCACCCATATTAATAGACATAGTATTGTCCTCTAGTTGTGTACTTTGTGTTATCCTTTGCAGAACAACGCACTCCTTTTCAGGGGTGCAGCAAGACAAATACCGTAGTATTCGTCTTTGCTAAGGTTATTTTATAATAATAACCTCAAGCTGTCAATTGATTGTTACGATCACTTAACAATTCTAGCAAATTAGGCACTGCTACATGATGACCAGTCATACTATTCTCATAGTTTGTCACATACATGTGATTAACAGCAGCACCACTATGATTCTTACCTTTACCAAATCGTTGTGCATACTTATGAGGTTTAATCATGATATGATAGTCCTTTAGGGCATTCATATAATATTTGTCCTCAGTATGAACAAACAACCATTTAGCATTGGTATTATTCATGCACTCTACTAATCGTTCATGTAAATCCTCACCACCGTCACCAGTAGTGTATCCTAAACGATTAAGATATGGTGGATCAATGAATATCCAGTCATTCTCATTAGCAATGGCAAATATATCCTCAAAAGATCCATCATTTAAAATGCAGTGCCTGAGCATTTTCATGTGCTCCCAATTTAGATTACATGAAAATTTCTTGTAATGACCAAATGGTACATTGAATTTACCATCTTTGTTGTATCTCTCCATACCAGAGAAACACAACTGCCTTACTGTAATGTAAGACACTGCCCATTTATATGGATCACGTTCATCACCATTGATATAGTCTCGTGATTCATAGTATTCTTTCTCTAATGCATCATGATCTAATGTTTTTAGATAGCATACGTGAGAGAATACTTCTTGGAACTGTATAGGATCTTTAACCTCCCTGTACATATTCATCAAGGCAGCATTGATATCACCTAGTACAGATGTCCTGTTCAGTGCAAACGAGACTGCAGCACCACCTGCAAAAGGTTCTAAGACCCTTTCAAATGCATCAGGTAGCAATTGCTTAATGAGTACTAACTCCTTACTCTTGCCACCTTGATATTTGACAATGGGCTTCATGTATTCAACACCCAGATCAATCTGATCAGCATACATGTGAATATCACATAGTATGTCCACATGATAGTCATTCCTATCTTGTTATGAAGTGAACCACGATTATATGGGTGAGCATAGTATGGTGAACTATCCCATCCCTTCTGCATGTATTCTTTTGGATCAATCTTTCTCATAGTATCAGGTATAAAGGTGTTCCATTTACTTGAAGACACCATTTTGTAATGGTAAAAGATACGCTTCCTCATTTCTTGGCACGAAGTCTATCTACTAGGTTACGTGCAGAGGTTTCATTTCTGCATATCTTTATTATATCACCTTTATGGATTAAAGCCAACTTAGTGTTACTACCCA